GCATCATTCAAATCAGCGCTGCTATTGCTGCTTGGCAATTCCTACGCCGTCCGCGAAGCGGTTGTTGTGGGGACAACGGCGGACAAGGTGCCGCTCGGGGTGGAGTCGTTGCTGTGGTCGTCCCGCAACTTCACTGGCCCGGCCAGAAAGGAGCCTGAGCCATGAGAGCAGGGGATCTGCGGCACCCGGTCGTCATCCAGCACCAAACTACACAACAAGACCCGGCCACAGGCGAGCTGGTAACAGCCTGGGTCGAGTTTGCGCGTGTATGGGCGGCAGTCGACCCGCTCAGCGCCCGTGACCTGATTGCCGCGCAAGCCAGCCAGTCCCAGGCCAGTGGGCGGATCACCATCCGCTACCGCCCGGGCGTGCTGCCGACCATGCGTATCCTGCATCGCGGGCAAATCTTCACAATCATCGGTCAGCCGCTCCCGGACAGAAACTCGGGCCTGGAGTACCTGACCCTTGTGGTCGCTACGGGGGTGAATGATGGCTGACGGTATGCACTTCAATATTCAGGGGCTCAATGGCGTGGTCGACAAAATGCGCACCCTGGGCCCACGGCTGCAAAAGAAAGGCCTGCGCAAAGCGGCGCGGGCGGCAATGAACATTGTGCGTGACGCCGCGAAAGCCAACGCAAAGGCCATCGACGACCCGGCCACCAAAGAGAAGGTGTTCCGCAACCTCATCACTCAGGAGTCGAGCAAGCAGTCCAGGCGCGAAGGCGGAGTGGTGATGCGGGTCGGCGTGCGCGGCGGCTCGGGCTCAAATCAGCACAGCAAGGACGCCTCCGGCAACCCCGGCGGCGACACCCGGCACTGGCGTTACATCGAGCTCGGTACCGAGCACAACCCGGCGGTGCCGTTTATGCGTCCGGCGTTTTCCAGCAACGTGCAGGCGGTCACTGATCGCTTTGTCGCGGTGCTGAACACTGAAATCAACGCTTTGCTGGGAGGCCGCTGATGTACGCGCCGTTTTTCGCAGTGTGCGCCGCCGACCCGGCGGTAACGGCCTTGCTGGGCGTTTCGCCCGTGCGCATCTACCCCTTTGGCGAAGCGCCCGAAGGTGTCGCCAAGCCCTATGTGGTGTGGCAAACGATCGGCGGCAACCCTGAAAACTATCTGGCGCAACGGCCAGATATTGACGGTTACAGCCTGCAAATTGATGTCTATGGCGTGTCCGTGACACAAACCCGTGACACGGCCAAAGCCATCAGAAACGCCATCGAGCTCAAGGCCAATATTGTGCGCTGGGGTGGCGACTCGCGTGACCCGGTGACCAAGTCCTACCGCTACAGCTTCGATGCGGACTGGCTGGTACCGCGCTAAACCAACACTGACCCCCGGCCCGCCTTGAGCGGGCTTTTTCGTTTAAAGGAGACACCCATGTCCGTTCTCACACAGGGCACGCAGGCTTACATCCTCGTGCCGGCTGCGCCTGGTAGCGGCCCGCTGACCGTTATGGAGGTGGAGTGCATCACCACCTTCGACCCGGCGGGCTCACCGGCAGACCAGATCGAAGACACCTGCCTCAGTCAGAAAGAACGCCGTTACAGGAAGGGTTTGCGCACGCCTGGCCAGGCATCCATCGGCCTCAACGCCGATCCGGCCAACGCAAGCCACGTTCGCGTGCATCAGCTTTCCGAATCGGATGACGAGGACAACATCAAGTGGGCCATTGGCTGGGCCGATGGGGACGCGCCGCCGACGCTGAACGCCACAGGGGATGATTTTGAGTTCCCAAAATCGCGCACCTGGTGCGTGTTTGAAGGTTATGTCGCCGATTTCCCGTTCACCTTCGCGGCCAATGCCGTGGTCGCGTCCACTGTTTCCATTCAGCGTTCCGGCGGTCTCGCCTGGATTCGCAAACCTCAAACCGCTCCACTGAGCAAGGCTGCGAAATGAACCTTCAACAACTCAAAGCCAAAGGCGGCATCGTCGACGGCGCGCTGGTTAAAAAGGAAGTGACCTGGGTTCACCCTGACCCAGTCACCGGCAAGGAAGTAACCGAGACGTTCGACGTGCATATCCGCCGCCAGTCCTTCGGTGTTATCGAGCGCCTGTTTGCCCCGGGCGAAGCCGAGCAAAGTCGCAACGCCAAATACATCTCAGGCAGCGTTCTTCTGGGCGAAGAGGGTACCGAACCGCTCACCTACGAAGACGCCTTTAATCTGGAGTCGTCCCTGGGCTTCGCGATTCTCAACGCGGTCAATGAAGCCAACGGCACCGGGAAGGACCAGGCAAAAAACTAAGCGCCTCCGATGAGTTCTGGCACGAGTTGGTGCTGAACCGCATCGGAGGCAGCACCATTGCCGAAGCCAAAGAGCGGCTGACTCACCGCGAAGTACTGGACTGGATCGCTTACCGGGAAAAGTACGGCACTCTCGATCAAAACCGCCGTCTGGAACGTCACTTCGCGCTACTCACTCACCTGACCAGTAGGGTGGCTGGCGGGAAAATGGATCTGAGCGATTTCATGGTTTACAGCCAGGCGCAGGCAACGATCAGTCTGGAAGAGGCTATGGCGACGTGGGTATAGGTTTTCGTCTTCTTGATTCTGGTTTGCTATGGTTCCGCCCTTATTTACAGATAGGGACGTCCAAATGTTTAAAACCGTACTGTTGTTGGGCGCACTCGCAGTGCCTGTGACAGCGATTGCCGCATCTGTTTCGCCTCAGGATCTTGAGGGGATAAAGTCAGCAATGGATGACCGCTTGAAGGACACCGAAAGCGCAAAGCTTAAGGAAGTTCGGATAGCTAAAGACGGGACTATATGCGGCCTGGTCAACGCAAAAAATTCTTATGGCGCTTATGTTGGGTATGAGCCGTTTATAGCCCTGAAATTATCCACGGGTAAGTTTTATGTGGCCGGGATAGGTCGTGAGTCAGGTCAGGTTTGTGCAAGCAAGGGGATCTAAACCCTTTGGAACATTGAAACCCGCTTCGGCGGGTTTTTTCACATCTGGAGATTGGTAAATGGCCTCGCGTTCACTGGGAACACTGACGCTCGACCTTATTGCGCGCATTGGCGGCTTTGAGCAGAGCATGGATCGTGCTTCCCGCTCCGTGTCCCGTACTGCGTCGGTGGCCAGTGCATCATCGCGGGAAGTGCTCACGCTGCAAAACAGCTTCAGGTCGTTAGCCAGTGTTGCCGCCAGTATTGCGGGGCCGCTGGCGGCTGCCCTGAGCGTCAAGGGCGTGTACGACATGACAGAGGCCTATGGCACTCTGACGAACCGTTTGAAGCTTGTGACCAATGGTTCAGCCGAGCTGACAGCGGCTCAAGCAGCGGTGTTCAACATTGCTCAAGCATCGGCCCAGCCGTTGGCTTCGACCGCAGAGCTTTATCAGCGCATTGCCACCAACCAGGAGGCGCTAAAACTCTCGGGTGAGGGCGTGGCGGGTGTCGTCGGTACCATCAGTAAAACCCTCGCGGTGTCCGGCGCGTCCGCTGAAAGTGCCAACGCTGCCTTGATTCAGTTGGGGCAGGCTTTTGCCTCTGGTGTGCTGCGCGGCGAGGAACTGAACTCCGTGATGGAGCAGGCGCCTGCACTGGCCCAGGCCATTGCGGCGGGCATGGGCAAAACCGTTGGCGAACTGCGTTCAATGGGCGCGGCTGGCGAACTGACCGCCCAGGCAGTGGTTAAAGCCCTGCAAAGTCAGGTCGGCGCAGTTGATGCACTGTTCGACAAAACGGCGACCACTATCGGCAACAGCTTCACCAAGATTGGTAACTCACTGACCCACTTCGTGGGCGAGCTTGATCAGGCCACGGGAGCCAGCAGCCAGATTGCAAACGCATTTGTCAGCGTCTCCAAGGCCATTGATGGCAGCCTGCCGGGCGCAATTTCAGGGGTTAAAAACAACTCGGACGCACTTGCTCAGGCTCTTACTACTGGGCTACTCGTGGCCCTTGCCCGGGTTGCGGGCGGGTATGCACAGCAAGGCGCCTCAGCGCTCTACGCCGCCCAGGCGAATCAAGCCGCACTCACGGCCAGCGCAAGAACGGCAAAGCAGGATCTGTGGGCCGCCCAGGCCAAGCAGATCGATGCCAAGGCCATGGTTGCCCGGGCTGATCTTGAGATTGTGGCAGCGCAGGGTAAGCTCGCCTCCGATCGGGTGCGGCAGACTTCCGAACTGGCCAATCTACAAGCAGTGCAGGCAACGCTTACTGCTGAGCGCAATTTGGAACAACAGCGGTTACTTGCGCAAATTTCTGCAAAGGGCCGCACGCTCTCGATTGCGCGTTTGGCGGAGTTGCGACTGGCTGAAGTTGCGACGATAAAGCAGGTAGAAATCGCCGAGCGGTCCCTCGCGGCCACTACATCGGCAACCTCTGCCCAGATCCAGGCTGGCTATGCCATGCGCACGGCCGCGACCCTGGCTTATGGCGAGACAACGGCGGTGGTGAACGCTGCAGTTGTGGCATCTGACCGGGCAGCGGCCGCAGCAAGCGTTACAGCTCGCGCCTTTGCGGGGTTGCGTGCGGCGGGTGCCGGCTTGCTGACGATGATGGGCGGCCCTTTGGGGCTGGCCTTTATTGCGGGCGCTGTAGCGCTTTCGTTTGTGGACTGGAGCAGCAAATCCAAGAAACTGATGGGTGACTTGGGCGATCTTCAGAACACCGTCGATCAACTGCGCCAAAGCTTTGCCGGGCTTAACGAGGATCAGCAGCGTGCCAAGATCAGTGAGTGGAAGGACAAGCAGCTCGGCGCGACGATGGCCGTCCAGGACGCTTATGACGAGCTTGAAACATCAATCAAATCGTCAATGGTCAGCTTGTCCAATGTCCGTTCCCCGGAGCACACCAAGCAGCTGAAAGCGTTTGAAGAGTTGTCGACTCGCCTCAAGGAAGCGCGCACCAATGGCCAGTCACTGACGCCTATTTTGGATGAGCTTGCCAGCAACCCCGGTGTGCGTCCCGAAGCGGCAAGAAACTGGACTGATCTGGCCGGCAAGGTCAGCGATGCCCAGCAGGTGCTTGATCAAACAACTGAGCGCCTCGATGTGCTCAGCAATTCGCTCACCCGAAATACCACCGAAACCCAGCTCAATACCCAGGCCAAGGCCGGGATGACTGCTGGTGGTCAAAAGTACCTGGCAACCCTGCAGTCGCAGCTGGAAAAGCTGCAGGACAATGGCGATGCAGTCAAAGAGGCGACCCGATACCTAGAAGACCATGCTGATTTATCTGAAAGCGACAGGGTTGCGATTCTATCGACGGGCTATGCGCTGAAAGCCCAAGCCGAGGCAAACAAGGTTGCTACACAGGCGACCAAAGAAAATACCTCGGCCGTCAAAGCCAACCAGAAAGCATTCGACAGCACCGAAGAGGACTATCAGCGGCAAATCGGGCTGATCAACACCACCACCGACAAGCAGAAAAACGCCACTGAAGTCGCCAAGCTGGCATTCGAAATCACCAGTGGCAAGCTGGTTGGCATCAATGCCAAGCAGCAACAACGCCTCGAAGGTCTGGCCGCCGAGCTGGACGCGCTGAACAAGGTCAAGCAGGCCACGGAAGCCGCCGCCAAGCTCTCCGCTTTCGATTCAACCCTCAAACTCGATATCCAGACCCAGAGCGATGGTTTTGCCCTTGAGCTGGAAGGTGCAGGGCGTGGCGACAAGTACAAAGCACGCTTGAAGGAAACGCTGGCGATCCAGCAAGACTTCAACAAGCAGATGCGCGACCTTCAGGAGCAGCAGAACAGCGGGAAAATCAGCGAAAGCCTCTACGAGAGCGAAACAGAGCTGCTCAATGAAGCGCTGGCGACCCGGCTGGTCATGCAGCAGGACTATTACAACCAGCTCGATCAGGCGCAGTCCAACTGGCTGGACGGGGTTTCTTCTGCCTGGGAAAGCTATCTGGAAACGGCCACCGACTACAGCCAGCAGGCGAGCGACGCGACTACGGGAATCTTGGGCGATACCACGTCCTCGCTGTCTGATCAGTTCCAGGGCCTGGTAAAGGGCACCACTGATCTTGGCTCAGCATTTATCAGTCTCGGCAGCACCATGGGCAGTTCAATCCTTGGTGCTCTCTCCGATATTGCTGCCCAGTGGGTTGTGACACAGGCGCTGAAAATGGCCGGCATCGCCACCGAAACCAGCGCAACGGTTGCGGCCGAGGCGACAAAAACCGCTGCCAAAGTGACGGCCGATACAGTCACCACGGGCTCGTCCCTTGCCGCAACGGCAACCACCACTGCCGCTCAAATTGCAGCCGCTGCAACCACGGCGTCGGCCTGGCTGCCGGCGGCGCTTGTTGCCTCGATTGGTTCGTTCGGCGCCGCTGCAGTTGTCGGCGGTACCGCATTGATTGCGGCTTACGCTCTGATGAAGGGCTTCAAGGAGGGCGGCTACACCGGCCCCGGCGGCGTCAATGAAGTGGTAGGCGTGGTCCACGGTCAGGAGTTTGTTGTCGATGCTGAAAATACTAAGCGCATTGGCGTCGACAGGCTGAGCAATCTGGTCGGTATGGCGCATAACGGCATCGACTCGGTTCCGCAAACGGGCACCTGGTTGCTTGAAAAAGGGGAACGGGTCACTACCGCTCAAACCAGCGCCAAGCTCGATCAAACCCTGGACCAGATGTCACAAGGTTCCGGGGGCGGCATGAACGTCCAGATCATCAACAACAGCAACAGC